TCGGAAAATCAGTGACATTTGTATCAGCATGAAGGCCGAGGATTATCTAGAGTTACCTGAGTGCGTGACGAATGTGATCCCGGTTGTCTTGGATGACAAAGCCAAAGCCGCATACAAGAAGCTTGAGAAAGAGGCGGTGTTAGCGCTTGAGGATACTGAGATCACTGCGCTGTCCGCTGCGGCGCTGTCTGGCAAGTTACTGCAGCTTTGCAACGGTGCGATCTATACAACCGATCCGGTACTGGATGCTGATGGCCGTCAGCAGATTGACGGTAAAGGCAACCTGGTGGCAACACGCCGGACGATTGACGTCCATGACTGCAAGATCGAGGCGTTTATGGAGTTGATCGAACAGCTGCAGGGCAAGCCGGCACTTGTGTTTTACAACTTCCAGCACGATCTAGAGCGGATCAAAAAGGCGCTGAGCAAGTCAGGCTTACGAGTAAGAGAGCTTAAGACAGCGCAGGACTTCGACGATTGGAATGCCCGGTTGATCGACGTCGGCCTGGCACATCCAGCCAGTACAGCGTACGGGCTTAACCTGCAAGACGGCGGCAATCACATCGTATGGTTTGGACTTAATTGGGCGTTGGAGCTGTACCAGCAGGCCAACAAGCGATTGCATCGCCAGGGGCAGCAGCAAATCGTTATCTTGCACCATCTTGTTGTACAGGGCGGAGTCGACGAGGATGTCATGGCGGCATTGGAGAGCAAGGCGACAACACAGGACAAGCTGTTGGCTGCGCTTAAGGCAAGGGTCGACGGCATCAAGGAGGCGAGCTAACATGATCCGCATCACGGAAGGCCAGTACGCCGTGCTAGGACTGCTACGCAAGGGAATACGCCGCAGTGTAATTGCCCAGCAACTAGGTAGGCGGCGGGAAGCCGTTTACATCACAGTCAATCGCATGATTGCCGCCGGCATTATCGTCCAGACTGATCCAGGCAAGTATGAGTTTACAGGTAAGCCCTATACGGTGCGCAAAAGCAAAAGCGGAGCAGTCACAGTCCCGACGGTGCCAAAGCAGCCAACACCCGTACACGGCAATGTGACTGTCAACGTACCTATCACGCCCAAGCAGGCCGCGTACATCCGGCAGCACGTAGAGACTAAGCCACGGAGACAGATGGCCCGGGAGATGGGCGTCGACAAAGTAACGTTAAACATGATGATTATGCAGCTTAAGCTAGGGAGGTCGGGATGACACCATGACAAACACAATTGGCATTCAGACATGGGTAGATAAATATATCCAAGAATATCAGGGTAAGAAGAAAGAACTCCAACGATATCGAATGGGATTGGACAAGGATAAACCCGAAGATCGTGAGGATGCTGAACTGATTGCGTCGATGATACGCGATATGCAGTTGGCTATCACTTGGATGAAACGGGGACGACGTCCAGGCAGCCTCCGAGGCGCAGACAAGCAGGACATTTACAGGCGCAACGCTATACGAACTGCGCTGACGAATGCGAACTTGGTTAGCGAGGATGTCAGCATTAACGCAATCTGTATTTTATCTTCCAGAGAACAGGAGTGTTTTTTAGCCTATTACGTCGAGGGCTTGACACAGAATGAGATCGCGGATATGCTGAAAGTGGCGAGATCAACTGTTCGAGTAACTCTTCGACGAGCAGAAAGTAAGCTTGCACGATATTTGTAAATCGTATCTTGTCACCATTAAGTCACCATTATGGTGACAAACAAACAACACTATAAGTCTGTCTTTTTCAGAGCCTCCTTTCTAGGGGGCTCTTTTTTGCGTTGCACAAACAGACCGACAGCGCATACCTTAGGCCCACGGTTCACGATGGAGCGCTCCTGGCTACAACACTATCTCTGACCGTTAGGTCGTTCATTCAGCCACATCGCGGGGCCACTCCTCTGATCCTTGTGGGCCGCGTATCGGGGCGGTGCGATGTGGCTCCCGAGTTTCTATTGCAGGAAACACTTTCCTTTTGTCGAAATAGGTAAGCAAAATTCAGACAAAAGAAAGAGGTTGAGACAATGGCAAAGTGGGAATACAAATCGCTGGAATTTTCCCTGGAACCGGGGAAAGGGATATTAGGCACATTTAAATTGAATTTGAGTAAATTCGACGAGGAAATGAACCAAATGGGTGAAGAAGGATGGGAGTTAGTAAATACAATGACCACAAGTGAGGGTCGCGGAACCACAACTCAAATCGTAAGTGTGTTCAAAAGGTTAAAATCCTGATCAACAGAAGCGCCTTAACCGGGTGCTTCTTTATTTATCCCAAATACGGGCGGTGGTGATCGTGTAGCATGGAGCCGAGAGAGCTGGCCGAGCAGGATTATTTGAACGGTATGAAATACAAGGACATCGCCGAGAAGTACGGCGTTACGATAAATACGGTTAAATCCTGGAAGACCAGGTACAAGTGGAGCCGGGATAAAGGTGCACCCACAGAAAAAAGTGTGCACACAAAGCGTCCGGGTGCAAAGCAGGTGCGCACCATTTCAATGCCGGATCCTGACGCTGACGTAGATGAGCGATATGCGCTATTCGCGGCTGAATACCTTCGAGACTTTAACGCGACGCGGGCGGCTATGGCTGTCGGCTATAAAAAGTCGATCGCCCATACTGCCGGATGGCGGCTGTTGAAGAAAGACGAAGTACAGGCAGAAATCAAGCGCCTGAAAGAGCTCATGTCCGACGAGCTTGTCCTCGACATCCGCCGGATCATAGCGGAGTACATGAAGATCGCCTTCGCCGACGTGACTGACGTTCTTGACTTCGGTCAACGAGAGGTGCCTGTCATGACGATGTTTGGACCGATGTACGAGGGCGAGGGAGATGAGAAGAAGCCTGTCACCAAGCTCGTGAACTATATCGACCTGCGAGCAAGCGCTGAGATCGACACGACGGTCATCGCCGAGGTCAAGCAAGGCAAAGACGGAGTCAGCATCAAGCTGCACGATAAGATGCGCGCGCTGGAGAAGCTGGAACGCTATGTCGGCTACATGACCGCCGAAGAAAAGGCAAGGCTTGCTAAGCTGCAGGCCGAGGTAAAGGTGCTGGAAGGACCAGGAGACGTCAAGACAGACGACGGATTCATGGACGCGATCAAGGGTAAAGCGGCTGAAATATGGGCCGACGAACCGGCTGAAACTCCTGAGACAGAGGAGGGCGCGGACGATGGCGAGCCGGACGACTAAACGGCAGACAGCGACGTTCCGATGGCAGCCATTTAGCATTAAGCAGCTCAAGGTGCTGACCTGGTGGACACCGCAGAGCCCGCATCACGACAAAGACGCGATTATCTGTGATGGATCGGTCCGGGCAGGCAAGACGTCGTGTATGTCGTTTAGCTATATCGCCTGGGCGATGGACACGTTTGACGGCCAGCAGCTCGGGTTATCCGGCAAGACGATCGGTGCGCTGCGTCGTAACGTAATCGGCCCGCTTAAGCAAATGCTGCAGAGTCGCGGCTATCTGGTGGACGATCATCGGTCGGACAATTACCTGACGATCAGCCTTAACGGCAAGGTAAACGACTTTTACCTGTTCGGCGGACGTGACGAGCGGTCGCAGGATCTGATACAGGGGATCACACTAGCGGGTATGTTTTTCGACGAGGTCGCGCTGATGCCGCAAAGCTTTGTTAACCAAGCGACCGCGCGGTGTTCCGTGGACGGCTCTAAGCTTTGGTTTAACTGCAACCCGGCGGGGCCCTATCACTGGTTTAAAGTCGAGTGGCTTGACCAGCTCCGTAAAAAGCATGCACTGCACATCCATTTCACGATGGACGACAACCCGAGTCTTTCCGAGCGTGTCAAAGCGCGTTATCGCCGGACGTATACAGGCGTGTTCTACAAACGGTTCATTCTTGGCCTGTGGGTGCTTGCCGAGGGCATCATCTACGACATGTGGGACGACGACGCCAACACGTTCGACGACGCGGATCTCGTTCCCGGCTTCCGTTTCAAGGCGCGTCGGTACATCGCTGTCGACTACGGGACCAGTAACCCTATGGTGTTCTTGGACATCTGGGACGACGGGGACGTGTGCTGGATCCTCAACGAGTATTATTACGATGGCCGCGCGAAGGGTATCCAGAAAGAGGACAGCCAGTACGCAGACGACTTCGAGGCGTTTGTCGGCACAGAGCATATTCCAGTGTACGCCACACTGGACCCGTCGGCTGCGAGCTTTAAGGCGGCGCTGCGTAACCGTGGATACCGGATCAAGGATGCGGACAACGAGGTCGAGGACGGCATTCGCATGACGGCGACGATGATGGCTAAGCGTAAGCTGCGGGCGCATCGGACTAACTGTCCGAACTTCCTCAAGGAACGGGCATCGTACGTATGGGATGCGAAGGCCGGTGAAAAAGGCAAGGAGAAGCCGATCAAGCAGATGGACCATGCGATGGACGCGGGGCGCTACTTTACCAAGACGATCATCAAGCCGCGCAGGCTTTCGGCGGCGTAGAAAGGAGGGACAAGCTTGAGCAGACGTAACAGGCGACGCAAGACCGCAGACGCACGGCAGCCGCCGGCGAGCCAGCCAGCAGAGCAGCAAAAGCTCCCCCGTGGGCTGATGCTCGATGCATTCAGCAATCCGCTGGCCCGGCTGGGCGCAGGAACGCCGAACATATCCGAGGGCGCGCAGTATCCATTGACTCGGTTGACGCAGGATTATCAGCTTATGAACAGCCTGTACCGGTCGCACTGGATCATACGGCGGATAATCGACACGATTCCGGAGGACATGACGCGCAACTGGATCTCGATCACGTCGCAAATACCGCCGGATCAGCTTCGGCGGCTTAATAAGCTGTGGCGAACGCGACGGGTAAAGGACAAGATCATCCAGGGGCTTAAGTGGGGCCGTCTGTACGGTGGCGCTGTTGGGCTGGTGATGATTGAGGGTCACCAGGACGAGCTCGACCAACCGCTCGACTTCGATACGATTATGCCAGGCTCCTTCAAAGGCTTGATGATCCGCGATCGCTGGTCGGGCGTGTATCCAGAATCGGAGCTGGTCGACGATATTGACGACGTAGAGTTTGGGCTGCCCCGGTATTATCGCGTGACGACAGACGATGGACAATCGATGCGCGTCCATCATAGCCGTGTGCTTCGGTTTGTGGGCAGGGAACTGCCTAACTGGGAGCTACAAGCGGAGATGTATTGGGGAGCATCCGAGGTCGAGGTTGTATTCGATGAATTGAAGAAGCGCGACAATACGTCATGGAACATCGCCTATCTTGTATTCCTGGCTAACCTGCGTGTCATGAAGATGGGAGATCTCGGGGATACGCTTGCGATCGGAGACGCACAAGCACAACAGGACTTGTACAACACAGTCCAGGCGCAAAACGTCCTGATGTCGAACATGGGTCTCCATATCATGAACAAAGACGACTCGTTCGAGACGCACCAGTACACGTTCGCGGGCCTGAATGACATCTACGAAAGCTTTATGCTGGACATGTCCGGCGCGTCGACGATACCCGTTACCAAGCTTTTCGGGCGGTCCCCAGCAGGCATGAACGCAACTGGAGAATCGGACATGCAGAACTATTACGAGACAATTCAGCAGGGGCAGGATACAGAGCTGGGACCTGTGCTCGACAAGCTGATCCCAATCATGTGCATGTCCGAGTTTGGGTCGATCCCGGACGATCTCGATTATACGTTTGACCCGATCCGTACGCCGTCGGACAAAGAGGTCGCGGAGCTAGTCGACAAAAAGACGACGTCGATCATTAACGTCTTTCAGGCGGGCATCATCCCGCAGAAAACAGCGCTAATGGAGCTAAAGCAAATGGCCGAGTCAACGGGGATGTTTACGCACATCACTGACGAGGACATTGAGCAGGCAGACACGCTGCCGGAGCCTGACGAGCTGACCGCGGGAGGTGATCCGTTTGGACTTATGGGCACCGAAACGCCGGATCGAGCGACTCTTCCAACGCGCCTTAAGATCGGTGATGGCGCGCTTGGGAAGATTGTTGATTGGTTTAAGCGATCCGCTCGACGTCGTTAATACCATCAAGGCTTTTGCGCTATCTGAGGGCTTTGACAAGCTAGCCCGAGCTGCAGCACAGACGATGGTGACGCATCTCTTTACCGACGCGGGCCGGACGTGGAGACAGGCGGCAAGGCATAACAGTCAGGGCCGACAAGTCTATGAGGCGCTGCGCAAAGAGCTTAACGGGCCGATGGGTGCGACGCTGCAGCACCTCACGGAGCAAAACGCTGCGATCATCAAGTCACTGCCTCTGGACATCGCCGGGCAAGTGACGGCGCACGTCGCTAAGGAGAGTCTTAAGGGGACACGGGCGTCGGATATCGCGGATCAGATCGTTAAGCTGTTCCCCCGGACCTCCCGTGCCAGGGCAGACACGATTGCCCGGACGGAGACGAGCAAGACGCAGACGGCCCTTACGGAGGCCCGATGCCAAAACCTTGGTGTTGGCTGGTACATCTGGCGGACGTCGGAGGATCAGCGTGTCCGCGACTCGCATAAGCTCATGCGCGACGTCCTGGTGAGGTGGAGTGACCCGCCGAGCCCCGAGGCGCTGGACGGCGAGAGCCGGACGTATGGGCACTACCATGCGGGCAATATCTTTAACTGCCGCTGCTACACGGCGCCTCTGATTGACCTCGATTTGGTCAACTGGCCGGCACGAGTCTACTACAACGGCAGTATCCAAAGCATGACCCGCAAGCAATTTGAGCGGATCGCCGCGTAAGGTGATGTGCAGACTATGCCGTTCACATTCCGGGATATGGTTAGTAGAGTGAGAACGTCGAAAGCTAGATGGGATTCGCCGGAGTGGATGACGATCATGTGCTGGTGGGTTTTTATCTGCAGGCGTCTTGCCTGGTACGACGAGTCGGAGATACCGCTATGGTATTACGCACCTGATATGTGATTCGCAACTTAAGCCCCTAGAGGGCTATTTTTATTGCCCGGAAAGGGGGTGAGGACCATAAATGAGAGCCTACTACGGGTCTAGGTTTTCGCCCAACATGACGGCGACGCCAGAGGGCTTTTTAATCGCCCATAATGTGCCGATCGCCCGAACCGGCTGGTATGAGTACCTGGGCGAGGAGATTGGGGCACAGGACAGAGCGGGGCAAATCGTCAAGGTGTACCGTTCACCCGATGAGGTCTTTTCGGACGCAGCCATGGCGAGCTTCGAGGGCAAGGTGCTGACAGACGAGCATCCGCCCAGCGGCGTCTCTCCGGACAATGCAACCCGATACAGCCGCGGTGCAGTGCAAAACGTCCGCCGGGGCACTGGCGAGGATGCAGACCTGTTGCTCGCTGATCTCGTTGTACACGACAAGACGTTAATCAACGAGATACAAGACGGCAAGCGCGAGGTAAGCTGCGGTTACGAGTGCGAGTACGAGGCGCTGGAAGATGGCACGTACCAGCAAAGGCAAATCTGCGGTAACCATGTCGCGGTCGTATCTAAAGGCCGTGCGGGTGACCGCGTTGCAATAAAAGATTCTGAACCCAGGAAGGGAGCTATTAAAATGCCCAAGATGAAAAAAGGTAAAGGGAATATGACGGCGTTTCTGGCGGCGATTGGACTTAAGCAATTCGCTGCTGACGCTGAACCAGAAGAAATCGTTGACGCCATGAATGCGATGGCAGACGAGTCCGGCATCGAAGAAGAGGAGGAAACGAAGGACAATGATCCCATCCAAGCACTTAGCGCTAAGGTCGATCAGCTTGCTGCTGTTGTCGCTCAGCTTGCAAAAGGCGCTGCGGCGGAGCCGGACCCGATCGACGAGGCAATAACACAGCTCGGAGCGGCATCGGCGGACAACGAAGAGGAGAGCCACACGATCCCGGCTGAGAGCATTGACGAGGCAGGCCCCGTGTCCAGCCCCGAAGACCGCCCGAAAGACCCGATCACAGGCGACAACGGCGCTAAGATTGCAGCATTGCGGGCGCTCAAGCCGGCCATTGCGGCTATCTCTGACCCTGCTGAGCGTAAGCGCGTAGCGGACGCCGCTATTGCTGCATTTGCTTCGAAGCCGGCTAACCCCGGCGCTTACGGCAAGATTCAGGGCGGGGCTCGCAAGGCTGCGATTGACAGTCAGAAGCAGACGCCGACACAGACCGTCGACCAGTCGCATATCGGCAAGGCCATCGCCAAGAGATGTAACCCGCATTACAAGGATCGCGATTAATCGCAGAGAGGATGATTAAACATGCCAGGAGCAGTAATTGGTAAGGCACTTAACTTTGGCTATCCGGGTAACGTGGCCCGGTCTGTCGACGCTATTATCACTAATCGGATCGTCAAGCCGACGGATACAGTATCGATCGGATTCGGAGATCCTGTTGTTCTTAACAGCGACAACACGTATTCCAAGTTTGGCGCAACTGGAACGGCTGCGGCATTTGCGGGCGTGGCTGTGCGAGAGGTAAAACAAAGCATTGTCTTTGCAAACAACGTCAGCGGTGAATACAGAGCCACTGAGCCTTGCGACGTCATTGAGCGAGGCACGGTGACGGTTGAATGTAAAGTCGGCACTCCGACAGCGGGTGGAGACGTATATGTGCGCATTGCGGACAATGCCTCCATTCCAGCGGGCGTTATCGGAGGATTCGAGGCGGCGGCAGATAGCACCAACACAATCAAATTGACCGGAGTCCGCTGGAAGACCGGCAAGCTCGATGCAAATCGCGTCGGCGAGCTCACGATTCTGACGCGGAACAATCCATAAAGGGGGATAAAAATATATGGCACCTCAAGCACCTGCAGCACCTCGCATTCACGCCGTACCTGGATCGCCCATGATTATGAACGATGCAGCGATTTCCGGCGGCATGGCGTTTTTGACCGCCGAGCTCGAAAAGCGCGATCCACGGCTGTTGGAACCGCTGTCTAGCGTAACGTGGCAGCGCGATATTGTCGCCAAGACCGGCGGCGGATGGGTTGAGTTTACGAGCAACATGTTCGTCAACTGGGCTACAACCGGCAGCAACGAGAACGGCATCATCGGGGGCGAGACCAACGATATCCCGATCATCCAAGCAGACGTAAGCAAAGACGTCTTCAAGGTGGTCACATTTTCGAACATTCTGAAAGTCCCATTTGTCGACCAGCAGAAGATGCAGAACATCGGACGCAGCTTGGACGACATCTTGGACAAGGGCATCCGCCTGAACTATAACAAGTCCATCGACAACGTGGTCTATACCGGCATCCCGACGATGGGCTTTTACGGTCTGACCAACAATCCGAATGTCATTGCAACGGCAGCACCTAACGGCTCTGGGGGCACCGCGACTTGGAAGACCAAGACGCCGGACGAAATCCTCGCCGATGTCAACAAGATTATCACGGATACGTGGGCGTCGTCCGAGTACGACCTGTCCGGTATGGCTAATCACATCCTGATCCCGCCGGAGCAATACACGTATATCGTCAGCACCAAGGTCAGCATGGCGGCGGATAAGTCGATCCTGCAGTACCTGCTCGATAACAACATCGGGCGTAATCAGGGCATCGACATCGTCATCGCACCGTCCCGTTGGTGTATCGGCGCTGGAACAGGCGGCAAAGACCGCATGATCGCGTATGTCAATGACGAGGATCGTGTTAACTTCGATCTGCCGGTTCCTTTGGCTCGCGTGATGACGCAGCCACACGTTACGGAGATGGCTTATCTGACGGCTTATGCCGCACAGCTTGGTCAAGTTAAGTTCCTGTACCTGCAATGCGCACGGTACATGGACGGCATCTAAGGGAGGGGGATACGACATGCGTATTTTTGCGAAAAAAGCATTCCAGTTCGATCATCCCGCTGGGCAAGAGGCTTCGGTTACCATCCAGTCTCAGGGCTTTGCAGACGTGCCGGATTGGGTCGAAAAATCGGCCATGTTCAAACTGGCCAGCGGTGCCGGAGAGGTCGAGGCAATCGGTAGCCGTGCCGATGAGCTGGCGGCAGGCAAGGGCAATCGAAGCAAGCCTCCCGCTGAGTAAGCCATGAACATTATCGGGATCATCGGGGGAGCGTCCAACATCCGCACAGGGGACAATCCCCCGTATACGTTTGACGACTTTGTCGCGATGTACCCGCAGTACGGCGGAGCTGAGCCTCCACTCCCGCAGCCCATCATCGAGATGTTTATAGGCTTGGCCGACGCCTGCGTTAAACAGGTTCGTTGGCACAGCTATTGGCAGATCGCAATGGGCTGGTTTGTCGCGCACTTTTGCACGCTCCATCTACAGGGGATTGCGGACCCCGAGGGTGGGGCGGCGGCTGCAATGGCGGCGGGACAGGCCAAGGGGCTCAATACGTCAGAGGCTGTCGGGGATGTGTCCGTCTCGATGGATTACAACCAGATCGGGCAAGACCTCGACGGCTGGGCCGCGTGGAAGCTGACCATTTACGGGCAGCAGCTCGCAACGATCGCCAAGACACTGGGCCGCGCGGGCATGTACGTCTATTAGGATGTGATCCTATGTTTTTAGGTAGCGTTGATGTCAGTAGCATGGACCTGACGGATGAGGTCAAAAAGGAGCTTGCGGAGCTATCTAAGCTGCAGGTGTACGTCGGGATCCCTGACGGCAATGGCAGAGGAGACGGCGGTGGAATCACCAACGCAGAGCTGCTTTATGTGCACACCCACGGCGTCAGGCAGAAGGTCATGCGCGACATTATGAACCCAGTGGTCGAGAGCGGGCAGATGACCTACAGCCAAGCCTATGCCATGTGGATGCTTGCGCATGGCTCGCCGCTGTGGGCATCGCCGCCGCGTCCGGTCATCGAGCCCGCGATCGAGCACGATCAAGACGTAGTCGCTCGCCAGCTCCGTAAGGTGATCGAGGCTGTGCTCGATGGTAGGGACCCGAGGCCAGAGCTTGAGCTTGCGGGCATGCTGGGTCAGACCATTGCAAGAGATTGGTTTACGAATCCAGATAACGGGTGGGCGCCAAACGCGCCGCAGACGATCGGGGAAAAAGGCAGTGACCGCCCGCTGATCGATACGGGTGAGCTGCGCCGGGCGATTACTTATGTCATATCTGAGGGAGGGGATAACGGATGATCAACGTCGGCCATGTTGTGCTTAGCCGAAACTTTGCCCAGCCGAAAGGCTTTACTGTCTATCGACAATCGGGCGAGTGGATAAGAGGTAGATGGGAATCAACAGAGCAGATGCTTCGGCTGTCCGGCACAATAACCGTCGCCTCTCCTGAGGATTTGGAGCAGGTGCCCGAAGGCGATCGCGTGACGGGGTCAATGTGCTTTTACTCTCCGCGCGAGATTTATCGGACACGTGACGATGGTGACGATTCTGGAACATCAGACGAGATCGAATGGCACGGCGAGCGTTACCGCGTTTATGCCGTGCTGCCATGGCGTGACTATGGGTACTACAAGGCGATTGGCGCTAGGATGGACGGTGCGTGATGGCCGATACCATTTTGACCTTACGTCAGATCGAGGACTTTTACCAAGACCTCACGACGAGGCTGTTAGGACTCAACTCTGCGCTGCCCGTCAGTCAAAAGCGGGTACGCGTCAGCTGGCCGACAGGGGGCGCGCCGGGCTGGAAGATCGACGAGGACGTGACGTTTTTGTCTGTCATGCACGAGCCTGATCCCATCGCTCAGCAGATGGACGTCACCTATCGTCCAGGACCGATTGAAGCCGATCGTATCGTGACCTATACGCGCGTGTATCGCGTGGGCTGGATCTGCTATGGGCCCAACAGTTTTGAGGACGCAGACAGGATACGCAGCGGATTATACCTCCCGGATACAAAGATGGCTCTTGCTAGGAGCAATCTCGCGCTTGTGCCTGACGCAGGATTACCGGTCCGCTCCCCAGAGCTGTATAGCGGGCGGTGGTGGGAGCGTGTGAGCTACAGCGCCAAATTTAACGAGCTTGTAACTAAGCACTCGGATGTGCCTTACATCGAGAGTGCGGATTGGCAAATTATTAAGGAGTAGGTGATCAAATGTCGCAGTCCTTAAATGACATCGTCAATGTGACGGTGCAGGTGTCGCCGCTGTCCACAGTCAATAGCGGCTTTAACCTGGGGCTGATTGTCGGACCGTCGACGGTCATCAGCACCGCGACGCGGGTCAAGCTATACAGCGGCACGGACGACATGCTGTCGGATGGCTGGACAGGAGCGGAGCCGGAGTATAAGGCCGCGCAGATTTACTTTAGCCAATCTCCCCGCCCAGGAAAGATCCTGATTGGTCGCTGGGACGACGCTGAGACGGACGGAGAGACCGCTGTCCAGGCGGTTATGGCCTGCCGTGCAGCTAACAGCGATTGGTTTGCGGCATACGTGTGTGGCGCTGTTAAGGCGGACGTGCTGGATATTGCGGCTTACATTGAGACCGCGGTCCCGATGTCCGTTTATTTTTATACCACGAAGGATGCCGATGTCTTGGCCGGAACCGCCGGCAACGTGATGGAGACACTCAAGGCGCTTAAGCGGCATCGGACGTTTGGGCAATACAGCACAAGCGATTATGCTGCGGTGGCTGCAATGGGCTATGCGATGGGGGCCAATACGGGACTAAATAACTCGGCGTTTACGCTGGCTTATAAATCCGAGGTCGGCATCCTGCCAGAAGTTTTGACGACGGCACAGGTCAACACGATCAAGGGATACAACGGCAACGTGTATACGTCGTTTGGTGCGACTTATAACCTGTTGGTTCAGGGCGTGATGGCTGACGGAGTTAGCTTTGACGAGGTGCTTAATCTGGCCGTGTTGACCAACGACATCCAAATCAGCGTTATTAATGCGCTGACGCAGGCGCCTAAGATCCCGCAGACGGAGGAAGGCGTCAGCATGCTCGTGACAACGATCACAGAGCCGTGCGACGCAGCCAGACGGCGCGGTGTCATTGCTCCCGGAGTCTGGAAGGGCGCGCCGGTGCTGGGCCTTGCAACGGGCGATACGCTGTCTACGGGGTATATGGTGCTTGCTGAAACGATGGCGAGCCAGTCCCAAGCTGACCGGGATGCACGCAAGGCACCGCCGATCTATGTCGCGGTCAAGCTGGCAGGTGCGATCGAACATGTTGTGATTGGCGTCGTTGTCAATCGATGAGAGGAGGGCTAGAGCATGAACTCGCTTTATAGTTTTGATGATACTAGCGTGACGTTTTCGCATGCAGCCGTCGGGCAGTATGTTGCTTCGGGTAAAGGTATCGGCAGCCTGGGCGTGTCAATGGCGACGGACCGCTCGGTACAAGACGTGGCGGCTGACGGATCCGTTATGACATCCAAGATCAAAGGACGTAACGGTACGCTGTCCGTATCGGCACAGCAGACGTCCGATCTACACAAGTGGCTGCTTAAGCTGTACAACTACTTGGAGACGGCTCCGACCAATCAATGGGCGGGCATTACGATCGTTGTACGGTCTCCCTCCATGCAGGATAAAGTCACGGCTACCGGAGTAGCTTTTCAAAAGATCCCGGATCGCCAGTGGCAGGCCCAGGGTCAACAGTTGATGTGGACTTTGCTAGCTGCCGACATCCAACAGGACGTTGCATAAAAAGAGCCGCCTTCTCGGCGGCTTAAGGTTTTATTCAGCATCGATAGCCTTCCAAAAGTAGTCGAAATTTGATTCTCCACCATCTCGGTACGTCTTGTAATCTTCAACTAACAAAAGGCTAAATACCGAAGGGTCTCCGTCTACCAACTGTAGATAATATGCCATCTCTTTATTTAATGAGTCAAGTTGCCTTGCGCTGAACTTACTCATAAATTCGTCTAATTGTGGTTTAACTTGGCGTTTAGCTTTTGAGATAACGTCCTCGGGTATCTCTACTCCGTTTTGAGGGTAGAGTCCGACAGAAATGATTTTATTTTTGCTATCATATTTAACCTGGTACCCCAAGTGGTGGGCGAGATCGCGAGCGGACACATAGTTTGTTGTGCCTTTAACTCCGACTTTTTCAGCGGCGACAATATCTGTCTCAACGGTTTGTCCAAATACTTTTAACCGTGTGTCTGTTGCAAACTTTGCAGATTTGAGCATTGAGCTCCCGGATACAGATTGAGAGGCAACCAATACAAACACCGCTAGTAATGCGGCGATCCCATACTTTTTCATAGATTATCGCTCCTTTGAACGTGTTGCCCATATTCTACCATGGAGGTCTTACAAATGAAACCAAATGAGAGATTTACAGAGGTCACGATTAATGAGCGTAGATTTCAAATCGGAAAGTTCGACGCATTAACGGGCTCTTTTATGGCGGTAAAACTGGCGGGGATGATCGCCCCTTTGGTAAAAAGCATTAATGTGGATGCAGTCCGAGGCGCGGAGAAGCTGGAAGACGTTAAAATGTCTAGTTTTGACATTACGGGCATCCTGTCCGCGATCGGCAGTTTGACGGAAGAAGATTTCGCATATGTGCAGGGTAAATGCCTGCGGGTGTGTCGTGAAATCCTTCCGGGGGATTTGGCTCCTGTAATCCGGGCAGATGGCTCTTTTGGGGTCACTGACCTCGATGACGATACGGCAACTGTCATGGCCCTAACGGTGCATGCGCTTATGTTTAACATCAAGAGTTTTTTCGGCGCGAGCCCCTTGGCATCGCTCGTCGGGGGGCTCCTGACTACATCCCCGCGCGGTTAGTCAATGTCAACGAATTTGCATATGCTCCCGTTGTCGCAGGGATGTGGCAACAACATCAGGTATGGGATGGGACGTACTCTCTGGATGATCTCCTCGACGCACACGAGATTTTAGAGATCAAACGGGAAAACGAGTTAAGGGCTTACGAGGCAGCCAAACAAAGGAGGGATTAACGTTGCTGGATACGATTAAAAGTTATTTGGTCAGTCTCGGGTTTAAGGTTGACGATAAGTCGTTTAATGATGTGACCCGGTCAATGGACAGTGTGGAGCGCCAGGTCGGTAAGTTTGCGGGTACGAGTGTGACCAAATTTGCACAGGCCAGCGCAGCGGTAACCTCCTTTGTGGCCGCCGCCGTGTTTGGTATTGGCAAGTTTCTGGATTCACTTGGAAAAGCCGACATCGAAAACGAAAAGCTTGCCCGTCAGTTGTGGACGACAGAGCAGTCCGCGATGTCATTTAACGCTACTCTTAAGGCTATGGGCGTTAGCCTTGAAGACTTGTATCTCAGCCCGACGCTAATGAGTCAGTTTAAGCAGCTTCGTGGCGAGGCAGCAGGGTTGCAAGCTCCCGCCGAGTACAAGGAGCAAATGCGGACAATCCAAGGTATATCGTTCGAGTTTAAGCGCATGAAACTAGAAGCCACATATGCCCTGCAGTGGATCGGTTACTACTTGATCAAGTATCTCGATGGGCCGCTTAAGGGCACAAAAAAAGCTCTGAGTAATCTCAACGACACAATCGTTAAGACGATGCCCCAATGGACCAAAAGAATAGCGCAGGTAATGAGCTGGTTTGTGCAAATGGGAGTAACTTTGGTTCGTGGCGTGCAAGATATCGGACGAGCATTTGACTGGCTCGGGAAGCTAATCCCGGACAACCTTAAGATAATCGCATCTGCTGCTGCGTCGATCGGCTTAATTATTGCCTCCGGACCATTTGGAATCTTGGCGGCTTCGATATTGGCTGTCATTTTGTTATTGGATGACTTTTACACCTACATCGATGGGGGAGAGTCAGCGCTAGGCCCCTTATGGCAAAAGCTGATTGATTTTAAAGATGAACTCGACGCATCGGGCCAACTTGACGCCCTACGGGAAAACCTCTCTTTGGTATTCGACTCTGTAAATAAGGTGCTCGATGCACTAGGCGAAATCCTCATGACCCTGACGGGAACGGACAGCATCGAGGACGCAATGATTAAAATTGGGCAGATATCATTCGATGCTTTGATAGAGACGCTTAAGGTCATCGCAGGGCTGTTCGAGACAATCGCCGAATCCATAGAAATTATCAATGGTTTTATGAAAGAGGATGCGGCTAAAAAAGTAATCGCCAAAGGCCAGGAAGCCCAGAAATCATTTTCGGAAAAAAAGGATAGGGCTTGGTGGGATATTATTTGGGACGGAATAAAGGATGGGCCTTTTTCTGATAATGCTGTCGAAATGCGTCGAATTGATGGCGGGATTACGATGGACACTTATTACAAAATTAAAGAGGCACTTTTCGGCCCATCGGGTGATGGCAATTTTGGCTACACACTGCCTGCTGCTAGCACTACAAACAACAATAACAATTCCAAGGTTGAAATTAACCAGACGAACAACGTTTACGGGTCCGACCCTCAAGCGACAGCAGGTGTTATCGACCAAAATCTAGCTGACTTTATGCGCGATTACCATTGGCGCGGCCTACAAGGAGTGATTAAATGACCTCTCCTATTCTCGATCTGGATGCTCCGAATATAAAAAGCCTTGTTTATACGAAGACCAATATCGGCGGTTGGTTTTTTGATGCGTTTCTCAAGACGACCCATACGAGTAAACTGACCATCACAGAGCATCCCGTGCAGACGGGAGGGTCGCTCAATGATCACGCCTTTATGCAGCCTCGAGAGCTCGTAATGGAGATAGGTATGTCGGACGTAGCGATGAGTCTTGTACCTGGACAGTTTTCGCAACGCTATTCTCGGTCGGTGACAGCGTTTGAGGTCTTGCAGCAACTCCAACAGCTTCGGGTACCGATCCAAGTCCATACGCGGCTGGGAATCTATCAAAACATGCTTATCGAGACTTTATCTGCCCCTGACGACGGCGCTTCCTATCATAGATTAAAATGCACGGTCACGCTCCGGGAGGTGCTGGTTGCGCAGGTC